TTATCGAGCGATGGCTCTGACATAGGCCTGGCAAGCCTGCAAGGCAATCAGTCCGCTGTCGCCGGCATCGGTGATGGCGATAATTCGTTGAGCATGCGCCGGGTCAAGTCGGGCTCGCGCCGCTCCATGATCCACGCCGCCGGCGCCGGAGGTGGCTGACATTGAACAGCCTGAGGCAGCGTCATTGGCATCGAGGAGGACTGACAAGCGCACATCAGCAGTGGCAAGACGATCGCGCAGGCGACCTTGATCACGTTGGGCATCGGTAAGCGCTCGGTAATGGGTTTGTTCGCTGGCCGACAGACGCTGCTCCAGCGCCAGACGCTTGTCCTGCTCGGCCTGTTGCCGGGTTGCGGCGGCCAACGTCAGCCGGTTCAGCGCCTCAGCGTGCAGCCGGGCCTGTTCCGCGAGTTGACGGCCATAGCGCCAATCCTGAAAGTGCCAGGCCAGCGCCGCCGAGCCGCCGGCCAGCACTGCCAGTAACACAACAAGGCCGATTGCCCGGTAAGAAATCGGGATCAGACCGAAGGCTGACATAGCACCGCCCTCGCCCGCGCCCACAGCTGCAGACGATCTTGCAGACCGTTAAGCCCACCGTTTATGCGCCGGGTGATGCTGTTGAACTGATCGCGGTCGGCCAGTTCATTGAGGCCGTTTTGCTCCCAGAACCACGCGGCTGATTCGGCGGCCCATTGGGGTTGTTCCAATAGCTGCGGAACAAACACCAAGCGATCATCGCCGAACAGTCCGAGGCTGCATTGGAGGTAGTTGTCACGACCGGTGATCTGGATCAGGCCTCGGCCACGGTATTTTTGGCCGTCGCCGTCCAGCGCAGGCGTATTTCCCAAACGTGCGGCCAACGTGCCGGTGTCGTACTTGCTCAAGTACTGATCGCTGCCGAGTTCTCGCACGTAATGTAGTTGTCCAGATTCATGGCCAACTTGCGCCAGGAAGGCGGCGGCGCGTTTTGGGGTGTTGATGCTGAAACGAAGCATGGCGGTGTTGAGAGCGGAAATGAAAACGCCCGCTTGGGAGCGGGCGTTGGGCATGATCTCCAGCAACTGCCCTTCAGTGATAGGCATAAGATATCCCCGAATTTGATTTGGTTTAGCGCGCAAAAATTGAGAACAGTGATCAGGCCGTCCCCTCGGGCTAAGAAGCCCCGATATCGACGGTGCATGGCCGACGATGCGCGATTAGCCGCCGAGTTATCCATCCGGCGTGAAATAGCGAAACATGGATGTCCGCGCGGATGTTGCTGAAGCCGATCACCATTATTTGGCTCCTGTGGTTTTGCCGCTTTCACGGCTTCGGTAGTGATATCGCCATCGGTCAGACGACGACTCCACCAGGCGCTGTCCGGCACGTCACAGACCTCGCGGGGCAACAGATCGCCCAGTTCCGGGTCGGGTACGGGACAGCCTAGGGTCGGCAGCAGAGCGTTGCGATTGCTCATGAGGTACGTCTCCAGAAAAAGTCCGTTCTAGGCGCTCTTCGAGCCCCGGGCGTTTCAGATTGGGGTCCGCCGGATAAATCGCATCGACCCGCACCGTGCCCCCGGGAAAGGACGACGAGCCGTCCAGTTCACGATCTTGCCAGCTCTCCGCTGACTGACCAGGCTGATTGCGGCCGATCTGGAACTCGGTAAAAAAGCGAAGGCAATACAGCGAACGGTTGCTGTTGATCGAAACCAGTTTGCCGCCGTCGTACGCGATAGCTTCGTAGTCGCTGCCGGGCTTGAAACCCACCAGCACAAGCCACAGCTCGGCCCGCAGCTCGTGCATCAGGTCCCGCGCTTTTTTAGCGTCCGTGATGTCATACACCAGGGTCACTTCAAAGTTGTCGCGGATGGGGTGCAGATTCAGGTTTTGCGCCACGCTTTTGCTCGCCAGATCGGCAACCGGTACGACGTAAGCACAAGGGGTTAGCAGCGGGGTGTTGGCTTGCAAGTTGGTGAGATCGATGCCCGTCCCGATTCGATTGCCCGGGGTTGGGCATTGATCGCGGAGTTGTGCAATCAGGGACGAAATTTTCATGGTTTTCACCGGGCATTGAAAAAAACGCCAGATAACGCGTCGGGGTTTAAAAAAAGCCCCGCCATCACGCAGGGCAACCATCATTGATTAATTAAACGTCCAGAGAGGACGCTCATAAATTGGTACCCATGGCCCGTTATCAAAATTGAATACGCGCTTTGGCAGAATGGTCGGTGTAAAACCAAATCGAGCCCAGACAGGTTTTTCGCTGACAATTGAGAAACTGCCATTCGCTTGGACTTTTGCCATTGCACCAGGTCGACCGGCAGTGCCGGTAAACCAGAGAGGTGTATTATTTACGCCATAAATCACAAAGTTCCCATCCTCTTGCATGACAGCACGAGTAGCGCCCTTATTTTGTGTCCAACTCGCCCAGAGAACACCCAGCGGCCCATTCGAAACCACCAGATTGCCGTCCGATTGAAATATTAGCGTGGTCCCCCCAGATACATAACGCCGATCAACTTCCAGTGTTGTCCCCGCCGCAATATATACCGAGTCGATGGAGGGGCTTATTGGAATAGCCGAGTTGCTCGCCCAGACGGGAACCGAGTCAACCACTACCAAGTTTCCATCATTTTGCAGCGACAGATAGGTGCGGTTGTAAGCGCCCCAAATATCATTATTGAGCGGTGTACTGTTTGCCGTACCCCACATGCGATTGCGCGAAGGATCATTCAGGAACGCGTAATACATGAGATAGAAATAAATTTTTGAGTTATCTATCTTCGTCCCGCCACTCGTGTACGGTTGACCAGCGACAGCCACCCAGACAGTATTGGCACCGTCGTAGATGGCAAGATTACCGTCGGGCTGAAGAATCATCTTAAAACGTTTGTCGGGTGACTGAAGATATTGCCCGGCACTCATCTCATGCAGTGGCAAAAGAACCGAACTACCGTTCTCAGTGAACGGATAACGAGGAAGCGTAGCCATTTAGTTTCACCTATAAGTCGATTGATTGTTTTTTTGCAGTAGAAGCTGCATTGATTTCGCTCACAGGCGAACGTCCGAGACTTTCAGTCTTCACATGATTTAAGGTGGCACATCGGGGGCACTTGATCTGTACTTGATAGAGTACATCTACTTTTGCGAGTAACCGATTGCACTTGCCGCAGCGAAAGTCGCTCAACATATTGACCTCCTTTTCAAATATCCCTTTTACCCCTTTACTCAGTATTCTTATTGTTGGGCGGCACGTCGCAAACACCAATCCGCTTGGCTGCCCAGCGCTCGTAAAGACCAATGGCCACGTCCGCCCCGGCCATCGCCGTCAGGCAGCCAAATGCGCAAGCGGCCCAGATCGACACGCCGGCGGCATACAGCAGCATGATGGCCGAGACCCCGCAGATCACGCAGGCCCCGGAGCGCAAGGCCAGACGCCGCAGCAGTGACCAGCCGCGGGCGCCGTCCTTGTCGGCGCGCCACATTTCGCCGGACACCCCGCCCACCAGCGCGAGCACGATGACGAGCCAGATCGGCATGTCCAGCAACGCTTGTTGCTCGTTTGTCATGTCACGCCTCCCGGGGTGATTGATGTGTGCTTGAATGGCACGACGTGAAAAGGCATTGAAAAAAAACCGGCGAGCGCCGGGTTCTTCGGTGATGCATTGCTATCCGTTGTGATGGCTTGAACGAACTGTTGGATTACCAGGGAACGACGGGCCAATTGATGTTTCGCGGATAGCTCGGTTGATTTTTCACTTCACTCACGGCGACGACGTATTGCTTGTAGGCCAACAGCAAAGCTTCGTCCGACGGTGAGGCGATGCCGAGATCAATCTTGTATGGCAAAGGATTGAACATCAGCCAACGGCCTGCCTCTTCCAGAAATTGCTGTGTGCGACCAAGCGCCTGATTGAGCAGCTCTTCGTAGGGAGGCTCCGTAAACGTCCAGACATCGTCGATTTGCTCTGCCTTCCATCCCACCCGAATTTCCGTGTTACCCGTTACATCAACCCAGAAAATCCACGGTGCGATGGGAGTCGGCGCTTGCTCGGCATCCACCAGTGCGGTGACCTTGCCATTCATCCCGTCTGCGCATGCATATCGGTTCATCTTCCAACTCCTTGTAAAGTTTGCAGCGGACGCTGCTTTTCATTTCTGCATGCCGGGTCGCGCAGCGACAGCCATTGCACGCGCTGCGGACGGGTCATGCGGTCTTTGTTTTGCTGCGATTTCAGATCGTGTTCAAGGCAACTCGGGCCAGACAATGGTCAGCGGAAAGCCAGGCTGTTTATTGACCTGATTGAAAGCGATGCAGTACTCCTTGAAAGCCAGCAGGTAAGTCTGCTCCGCGGTAGTGGCCACGCCCACGTCGACTTTGAATTGCAAGGCCAGGGACTCAACGCTGGCCGTGACATTGTCGAGTCGCCGGACCTTTTCATTGCGCAGTTGCTCACCGTGCGGCGAGCTTGGATAAGGGAAGCCCGAGTTGAAGCGCCATACACCGTCGGTGTTCACGGCGTTGTAGGAGTAGTCGACCTGGTTGCTGGACAACCCGGAGACCTCGACCCAGAGCTGGTCGGACGGAAACTCGTCAGCGATGGGGTTTACGGTCTGGTAGATGTTGTCGACTTTGCCGCCGACAATGCGTGCGCACTTTTTTCATGTTTATGTCCTTATTGATCACCGGCATCCCGGTGTTTCGACTCCTACCCCGAGGTAGGCATTCCAAAAAGCCCGGCGCTTGCCGGGCTTTTCAGTAATGCGGTCCTTCGCGTTGATCTTTCGGCGCTACTGGCGCGGTACGAGTCCATTCAGATTGTTTTTCCGACCGCGGTCCCTGCCCGCCGGATAACTGCTTCTGGTGCTTTACGCTGCACACCCGGGTCAGTTGCCAACCCTCTGAACCGTTGAGGCCGGTTCATCGCTGCCTTTTGTGGTGGAACTAAAGAGCTTCGTTTCGAGCTGCTTTGTTGAGCGGCTTGAGACAAAGAATATGCATGGATGCATATACAGTCAATGCGCAAATGCATTTATTTATGCGCTATAAATGCACTGGCGCATGAAACCCCTGCAAACAAAGGCGCTGACGGTTTGTGGCAGGCGAAAAAAAACCCGCTCGGTGGCGGGTTTTATTGCAGGGCGGTGAGGTTAACGGGCGTACATGCCCCACCAGAAGACGTGACCGAGGATGACGATTTGCTCTTCCTGGACTTCCTGAAAAGTGTAGTCCTCGTCCGGGTGTTCATCCCGATTGAAGCTGCGCAGACGAATACCGGTCGGCAAGCGATAAAGCTGTTTCACCCGCAATTGGCCATTGTGATTGATGGCATACAAGTCGCCATCAATGATGTCGCCAATCCCGCACTTGCCCGCATTCACGCCAACGGTGGCGCCATCGCGCAGCACCGGCAGCATACTGTTGCCGCGCACCGTCACGCATTTGGCCTGATCGAATTGCACACCGTTATGGCGCAAGCTGCGCTTGCCGAAGCGCAGGCTAGAGCGTTCGCTTTCTTCGATAACGAATCTTCCTGATCCAGCAGCCAATTCAACCTCGCGAAGAAAGGGGACCGACACCTCGTCATCATCGACGGGCGTGTCGTCGTCCCACAGACTTATGTCCTTGAGTTCGGAATGCAATTGATCGCGCCCGGTATTGGCGATGGCAGCGACATCCGCGCGCCCGCGCAACTGATCGGTGCTCACAGCGAAGTACTCGGCGATCTTCGAAATGTGTTTATCCGAAGGGTCGACGATCTTCCCGCTGAGGATTCGCGAGAGAGTGGATTGAGGCACGCCGGTGCGACGGTGAAGCTCCGTGGGGGAGATCCCGTGCTGATCGAGCAGCGCTCTTAAGACGGTAGAAACATTGCGTTTTTGCATAACGGGCATAGTGCTTGAACTTTTTTCGGAAGACAAATGCTGATTCGCATAAATCATGCATAAACATCAGAAATGTGCGGCAGGGCTTTGATGCCTGCGTCCGGCAGACCGCTCATGTTAACCTTGCGCCCATCGCGGAAAAGCCGGGCTGATGTCCCTCCTTTGCCCTACACCTTTCAACGAATTTGCCTGATATCCGATGAATAAAGCACTGTCCGATCTGTCCTCCCACACGCCAATGATGCAGCAATACTGGCGCCTGAAGAACCAGCACCCCGACCAGCTGATGTTCTACCGCATGGGCGACTTCTACGAGATCTTCTATGAAGACGCGAAGAAGGCCGCCAAGTTGCTGGACATCACCCTGACAGCCCGTGGGCAGTCGGCCGGTCAGGCGATTCCGATGTGTGGGATTCCTTACCACGCCGCCGAAGGCTACCTGGCGAAACTGGTGAAGCTCGGCGAATCGGTGGTGATCTGTGAACAGGTCGGCGATCCGGCCACCAGCAAGGGGCCGGTGGATCGTCAGGTGGTGCGGATCATCACGCCGGGCACGGTCAGTGATGAAGCGCTGCTGGATGAGCGTCGGGACAACCTGATCGCGGCGGTGTTGGGTGACGAACGTCTGTTCGGTCTGGCGGTGCTGGACATCACCAGCGGCAACTTCACCGTGCTGGAAATAAAGGGCTGGGAAAACCTGCTGGCGGAGCTGGAGCGGGTCAATCCGGTGGAGCTGATGATTCCCGATGACTGGCCAAAGGACCTGCCGGCGGAAAAACGTCGCGGGGTTCGTCGCCGTGCGCCGTGGGATTTCGAACGCGACTCGGCACTGAAAAGCCTTTGCCAGCAATTCTCCACCCAGGACCTGAAAGGCTTCGGTTGCGAGAACCTGACCCTGGCCATCGGCGCCGCCGGTTGCCTGCTCAGCTACGCCAAGGAAACCCAGCGCACCGCCCTGCCCCATTTGCGCAGCCTGCGCCATGAACGCCTGGATGACACCGTGGTGCTGGACGGCGCGAGCCGTCGCAACCTGGAACTGGACACCAACCTGGCCGGAGGCCGCGACAACACGTTGCAGTCGGTGGTAGACCGCTGCCAGACCGCCATGGGCAGCCGCCTGCTGACCCGTTGGCTGAACCGTCCGCTGCGGGATCTGACCGTATTGCTGGCGCGACAGACCTCGATCACCTGCCTGCTCGACGGTTACCGTTTCGAAAAACTGCAACCGCAGCTCAAGGAAATCGGTGACATCGAGCGGATTCTGGCGCGGATCGGCCTGCGCAATGCCCGTCCTCGCGACTTGGCTCGCCTGCGCGATGCGCTCGGTGCATTGCCAGAATTGCAAGTGGCGATGACTGAACTGGAAGCGCCGCACATCATTCAACTGGCGAAGACCACCAGCACCTACCCGGAACTTGCGGCGCTGTTGGAAAAAGCCATCATCGACAACCCGCCGGCGGTGATCCGTGACGGCGGTGTGTTGAAGACCGGTTACGACGCCGAGTTGGACGACTTGCAATCGCTCAGCGAAAACGCCGGGCAGTTCCTGATCGACCTGGAAGCACGGGAGAAGGCTCGCACCGGCCTGTCGCACCTGAAGGTCGGCTACAACCGCATTCACGGTTACTTCATCGAGTTGCCGAGCAAGCAGGCTGAATCGGCACCGGCCGACTACATCCGCCGCCAGACGCTCAAAGGTGCCGAGCGATTCATCACGCCGGAACTGAAAGCGTTCGAGGACAAGGCGTTGTCAGCCAAGAGCCGCGCCCTGGCCCGCGAGAAGATGCTGTACGAAGCGCTGCTCGAAGACCTGATCGCCCAATTGCCGCCGTTGCAAGACACCGCCGCGGCACTGGCCGAGCTGGACGTGCTGAGCAACCTTGCCGAACGTGCGCTGAACCTCGACCTGAACTGCCCGCGCTTCGTTGACGAGCCGTGCATGCGCATCTCCCAGGGTCGCCACCCGGTGGTCGAGCAAGTGCTGACCACGCCGTTCGTGGCCAACGACCTGAGCCTCGACGACAACACGCGCATGCTGGTGATCACCGGTCCGAACATGGGCGGTAAATCCACCTACATGCGCCAGACCGCGTTGATCGTGCTGCTGGCGCACATTGGCAGTTTCGTGCCGGCAGCCAGTTGCGAATTGTCTCTGGTGGACCGGATCTTCACCCGGATCGGTTCCAGCGATGACCTGGCGGGCGGGCGATCGACTTTCATGGTCGAAATGAGCGAAACCGCGAACATTCTGCACAACGCCACCGAACGTAGCCTGGTACTGATGGACGAAGTCGGCCGCGGCACCAGCACCTTCGATGGCCTGTCCCTGGCCTGGGCTGCCGCCGAACGTCTGGCGCATCTGCGGGCTTACACGCTGTTTGCCACCCACTACTTTGAGCTGACGGTGTTACCGGAAGCCCAGCCGCTGGTGGCCAACGTTCACCTTAATGCCACCGAGCACAACGAGCGCATCGTGTTCCTGCACCACGTGCTGCCCGGGCCAGCCAGCCAGAGCTACGGCCTGGCAGTTGCGCAGTTGGCCGGTGTGCCGAGTGAAGTGATCGTGCGTGCTCGCGAGCACCTGGGCCGACTGGAAGCGACTGCCCTGCCCCATGAAGTTCCGAAACTAGCCAGAGGCAAACCGGCCGCGCCGCAGCAGAGCGATATGTTCGCCAGCCTGCCGCATCCGGTGCTGGATGAACTGGCCAAACTGGATCTGGATGACATGACACCGCGTCGCGCGTTAGAAATGCTCTATACACTAAAGACACGGATCTAA